TGATAGTGTGTCGAAAATGAAAGCGGGGTGTGTGTCGTATTTCCATTCGAGTATGGAAACATCGAATTGGGCGTTATGTGCGAGGATGGCTGTTTGTTTCCAGTCGTATGTAGATAAGATTCGATGTAGTTCATCGTCTCGATACCATTGTGTGACTTTGTCATTCCCGTATTCGTGGATACAGGCTCCGAAAGCTTTGAATCGTGCATCTCTTATGTACTCCTCTGTTGTCATCTTACTTAGTGTGTAGTCTTTACTATCCCATCGGGTTTCAAAATCAATGGTCAGTATCGTCTTGTATGGTGCAGTCAATTAAACATCTCCTTGGGGGGCGCGTTGCGCATATTCACATAGCCTATGTGTTCGTCTGCTCTTAGTAGAAGTGTTGCTGCTTCCATGTCGTTGCAGTTAGCGGTTGTTATGGATACGTATTCTGTGTTGTAGGGTTGAAAAAGAATTACTGCTTTACCTGCATCTTTGCCGTAGCAATGCACCAGTTGATACATGATGTCCACCATGTGTTCTTTCTCAAATATTTGCATCTTTTCTAAACACGTGCTTATAACAAATGCTTTTTCTTCATCAGTCATTTAGTATCTCCTCTAGTATATTTAAGTTATCTTCATTTATAACGTGCGCTACACCCCATGCTTTTTTTATTCGCTCAAGGTGCGCTTCTTGTAGTGCAGTTGGTTTGTTGTCACCCGCCTTTGCTTCGATAGCGATGAACCTACCTTTGTGACAAATAAGAAAATCAGGTACACCTGAATTCCCATAGCCAGTACCGATAGGCATTGCATAGTAAGCGTTGTTCTTTGTGAGTATTGCTTTGATTTGCTTTTTAACTAAAGCTTCGGGAGTCATAGCCATTAGTAATGCACCTCATTAAGTTTCTCAATGTAGTGAAATGCTTTTTTTATATCTTCGTCTGTTGCACCTTTGCGCCCTGCACGCATAGAGTACTTGATGATGTTGCCTTTCAAAAACCCTCTAAATTCTTCGGGGGTAAGGACATTTTCCATTACTGTCCAAGGTTGCACAGGCATTTCTTTGTAGTGGTTGCCACCAATTTGTTTATCATCTGCGTTCATTTTCTATTTCCTTTATTGCACGTTCTCTTATGCTTTGGTTGAGTATGTTCTTTAACCAAGTGGAACCACCTAGTCTTTGAAACTCATTTTTTTGCGCTAGGGTCACACGTGCCCCAACTTGTAGTCTACTGTTTGTTAGTTCGGTTTGTGGTCTTGGCATTTGTTTCTCCTGTATTTGTCTTTTACGCCAACCGCTCACGCTTTTGCCTCAAAGCGTCTGATCTCCTCGATGATCGCCCATATAGCGGGTGTGGTGCGTGTTGCGTCACCTTGCATACCCTTTTCTACATAGCCACAAAGTTCTTTTGTTTTGGCGCTTAGGTCTTCGTACATACCCAACAAAATTCTTGCGTTGCCTAGTTCTAAATCAAGCTCTCTTATAGATTCATCCATTGGTGTGCTCCTAAAAATCTTATCAAAGTTTTCTGCAAATTTAGCGTGATCAATATTACTCATCGTGTCCTCCTACTGTGTATATAATAAAACAAAATACCGCAACAATCCATACGGATGCAACGGCAAGTGCGCCTATTAATAAAAGAATATCTAATACCTCATTCATGTGTTTCTCTCCTTTAATTTAACATCCATTTTGGTAATTTACCCGAAAGATATACTTTTTTTGAGCTGTTATCTTTTGATTTTTTTAGTTGGTCTTTGGTTATAGTTTCAAAACCTTTTTTACCAGGATACGCCGATTCTTTGCCTTCTGTCTGCGCCCGTATCTCCATACAGTTACCATGATTAAATTCGTAAGGACTGCCAACCCCTCTTGGTTTTTTACACACAGGGCAAAGGTTTCGTATCTGTTCTGGTGTCATATGTTCTTCTCCATTGGGGCACGACTAACTTTTCCCCACATAATCGCAGGTAGCCATTTAATGTGGCGCTCTATAGGAAAAAATATTTTTAAAACGTAACGATATTCAAATAATTTGATGCTAAGTCTCATGTGTTCTTCTCCTTGAGGTATTTTTCGTAATCGCTCATTAAAGTTACTGCCGTTTTTCTATCCCAGTTTGATGGGTAATACGCAACAACAAACTGTGCTTTTTCCTCATCAGTTAACCCTACCCACTCTCTCCCCTCCACCAACCACACCACCTCATCTTCTTTAATAAGTCTCTCGTGCGGGTTAGGAAGTCCCATGCACCCACGCTCGAAACAAGCTCTATCGACCATTAGTTTTTCGTTCATGTGTTCTTCTCCTTTAATTTAGCTTCTATTGCATTAGCAAAATCAAATACACCATTGGTTATATTTTTTCCAATGCCAGGCTCAGCATCAAAAACTGCAAACCATTCGACTGATATTTCTTCATGTGTCAAACCTATCCATTCAGGCTTAACATATTTTTCAGCGCACGCAAGGCAATACAACGCATAACCACCACCAATTCCACATTCAGCGCATCCTTGTTGTGGTGTTGTATATAAAGGCAATGGCTCAACATCGACTGATACTGGTGCTTCAATCTTTGTTGGCTTTGCCCAATAGAAACCGCCTTTTTGCGGATCAAAATAAGCAACAGGCTCTTCTTTAGTCATTCTCAATCCTTTCTACTTTTTGTTTTGTACATCCTTTGCCGCAATATTCTGAATAATGTCGTTCAGTTATTGTTTGATTACCGCACCGAGTAACGTAATGTGTGTTTTCAAATATCCATATCTCACAGTCTTCAAACTTGTAGGCAATCCTTGGTTTGTTTAATTCAGCCAGTTGTTCAGGGGTAGGAGCAAACACTGAGTAAAGCGCCCGAATTAGTAACCCTATTACCGATCCAAACCCAAAAACAAAGAGCAAAGCACCGCCAATAGGTGCTATAAAGTCTTCCCAAATATCTTTTCTAGTCATTTTTGTCCCCTTGAGAGCACCTCTGCTGATTTCAACTCACCTGTTTCGCCATCAAATACAACTTTCATATTTGATTCTGGTCTTCTTTCGGAATATCCCCAAAACATAGGCATTTCAAGATACCTAACAATATCTGGCTTAGGTTCTGGTTTTATTCTGTATTCAACCCATGATGACCATTCAGGACGATCAACCTCCATCCAAATGTTAAGAGCATTTTTATATTCAATCTGAGCACCATCTGCCCAGGCGTGAATTAAATCTGCGTGTTTATGTTTCATTCTTGTCCCCTTGCTGTTCTATAAACGTTCTTTTAATAATTTCTATGGCATTATGGAATTGATCACTCGCTTTACCAGTTGAAAGAGTCCTAGCCAACACAAGTGCCTCAAGTGCAACTGCTAACGCATAATCTTTAGTTAATATTTCTTCTTTAGTCATTCTTGCACCCTTGCTTCCATCATTGCATCTGCTATTTCATATGCAAACTGAACTCCTTGTTTTACTCCCAAACCTTGAAAAGCAATTGATTCCATAGCCAAACCTTGTATAGCTAACCCTGCAAACCAATCTCTTAAATCCATACCTGTATTAGTGCAGGTAGCAATATGACCATCTATTGTTTTTTCATATGTATGTGGAAATGCTTTCATTCTTGTCCCCTTGCACGAATAGCTTGAGCACAAATTAACTCAACCCTTAATGTGTAGTAATCGCTTATGCTATCCATAGCATCACACACCTTTGCGCACTCCTCACGTTCATCTTCAATTAAGGCATCAACAATAGTGCGTACCATACCCTCACTAAAGTGTTCCAAAAGTATGTTTATAGCATCATCCCTAGTCATTTTTATCTCCTTTGATTCTCTTCTGATCACGCCATTTAAGCTCTTCTGAAAGCTCTAAAAACTTATCAGGTGCTACCGCCTCCCATTCCATACCTGAGTTTGTGTTGCTTATCTTTACAACTCCTATTCCAATAATAAGTGCGCTTGTAAATGCCGACTCAAATATCTCATTCATGTCTTTGTCTTGTGTCATTCTTGTCCCCTTGCTCTGATGGCGTTTGAATCGCTTGTCAATGAATATGAATCATGTAATTGCCGAAGTACAGCGCAAAACTTCTCACGCTCTTTTTCTGCTATTAGTTTGGCAAAGCGTTCAAACGCAATTGGTGTCATTTCAATGATTGCTTCTGGTAGTCCCGCCTGTCTAGCCATCTCAATTATTTCTTCTTTAGTCATACCATTTCCAGTTTATTAAATACTT